GTACACCAGACTGTAAGAACTGCCGATCAGGATCTTCAGATACAGGTGCAGGAGTTTCAGGTGTTGTTGCTAAGTCTATCAGACCTACAACAGTGTCCTTATCCCAGAAGTTAGTGCCTGTTGTCTCAGCCTTTGGGGCTTCGACTGTTACCTCAGGCTCTACTACTAACTCTACGACTTCATCGTTATCCCAGAAGTTAGCCATATTACTCACCCTGACCCCGTTTGACCCGAACAGTAGGATCAGTGCCGACACGATAATGAGCACCAACAGGAACCATGCTATATGCCTCTTCATTTGCTACCACCCACGGGTTCTCTAGAGCACCTTGTTCAGTACGTACTGTAGGTTGTTCAGTCCCTTCAACAAGTGTCTTACCAAGAAGGGTGTTAGTCTGTTCAATCACAGAACGGTACTTGTATGCCTTAGCTACATCACCGAACTTACCAAGGAACGAGCCTTTAGCGAGAGGCATACCCAAGGAAGTAGGAGTAGGTGCATCACTTGCAAGGTTACGTTGCACAGTCCGTATGAACTGAGGATCTGTAGCATAGTAAGTCTTAGTGGCTTCATCCCATTTCAGAGCTGGGTTGTAACCTGCATAACCTTTAGCACCAGCTTCAGTAGAACTTAGTGTGCTCTCAGCAAAGCGGAGGTTGTTAGTCAATGCACTGTTCAACAAAGTACGGATCTGGTTAGCAGCTGGTTTATCTACACTCTCAAGCATGTTGATCTTCTCTAGGAGACCTGAATCTTCTACGATCTCTTTGATCTGAGAACCTGTCTGGTGTAAGTCAAGGTGATTAAGGCTCTTAACTACAGATGCCACACCAGCTACAAGTTGTTTACGTCCTTGATCTGTAGCAACTGAACCAACTTCGAGGTTCTTAAGGAGAGCTACACCCGCCTGACGTTCTGTTAGCAAGTCGGCAGCAGTCATGTTTGTAGTATCGAACAAAGCACCCATCTCTTCAGGTGAAAGGATTGTGTTAGGTCCAACAACTTCATCAGGCTTGTTAGACAAGATACCGTCAAAGATAGAGCCTAGGTCACCCTTACTTGAAACAGCAGCAGTTGGGCTATCATTTGATAGTTTAGCAGTGATTGTCTCGAAGATTTTAAGACCAGCTGGTGATGCAAGGATGTCAGAGTTAGTGATACTAGCACCTGCAATAACCTCTGCCATAGAGTTACCAGACTGCGATAGGAAAGATGCTACACCTTCAGCTACCTTCTCAGGATCTTTAGTATCCTTGACTTGAGTCAGGAAGTTCTCTAGGTTAGTGAAGTACTCAGTTACATTGTCTCGTTCTTCCTGAGGTACAATGTTAGGTACTTGCATCTCAATAAGACGTTTCGCCTCTGCAACACGGACCTCAAGCTGTTCAACGTCTAGGGTTGTGATAGGCTGACCACTGTCCCGTTTGACAGCAAGAGAAGCAACTACAGCATTGTCAAGGTTCTTCAGTTGGTTGTTGATAAGAGGCTTAGTTTTGCCGTAGTAAGATGACAGATCGTTAGTGTTTGCTGTAGTCTGCATCAGGGATACAGCTGCATTCTCTGCGGCTGTATTCTGAGCATAAGCAAACCTCTGTTGTTCTGTGAGGTTAGGCTCTAAGATACGAGATGCTTGATATGCAGAGATGAACACAGGGTCTTTCATCATAGCTTCTTGCATCTCTTGCTCAGGACTTGTTGCGATCTGCTGCAACGAAAGCCCTGTCTTAGCTTTTATAGTAGAGTCATACTTCGCTAGGTCACGGTAGCCACCGGGTAGTTTAGAAGCAGCTTCTTGAATGGCTTGGCCGTACTGTGCTTTACGTTCTTCATAAGACATAGGAGCAGACCCACTCTCAGCTTGTTGATCTGTAGTGTCAACAGCATTGAGCAAGTCACTGATAGCACCCTTCTCACGAGCATTCTGGTAGGCTTCTACACCTGTGGTAGCAATACTTAAACCAGTATTGATACCTTTAAAGACAGCACTCTCATATTGTGTTTGACCTTGAATGGCCCGTGCCTGAGAGTTAAGAGCCATTGATTGAAAGTCAGACCGGATCTTAGCAGTGTTATCTTTCACTGGTTCTTGTGGTCTCTCGAAAGCAATATCGAAGGATGATTTAGGTGCGAATATATCTTGTGCCATATTAGTTTCCTAGTGTTGATGCTAGACGTTCAGCCATTGCAGACCTGTCATTCTTGCGTAGTTTAAGGATGAGCTGTGGTAGCTCACTCTCTAGAGGTGTCACAAGAGCCTTACGCATAGACATCTTGGTTGCTTCCGAAGCACCACTCAGATCAATACGCATCTTCAAAGCATAGAGGAGGTTGAAACCCTCTTCGATCTTAGCTGGATCACCTGTCTTAATCATCATGTGTGCTTTGTCGGCAGTCCTGTTGATAGACTTACGTTCTGTGCGGATCTTCTTATCATCATTGTAGATGACAGACTTAGTTGCATAGAACTCCTGAACCTTAAGAGGACCGAAACCAAGACCAGTTGAGATAGCTTCTGTCGTAGTCATCTCACCGGGGACTGTAGCCCCTGTCTTACTGCGGTACTGACCGTTGTTCAAGATACCTACCATCTTAGCTGCGTTATCTAAGGTTGAGATGTTACGGAAAGTCTTCATGACATCCTCTGTAACCAGAGTACCATTACCATCTGTTAGGTTCTGTGTAGCACTAATCAAAGATTGTACAATGTCACCACCGATCTGAGCAGACGGACCACCTACGACCTCAAGGAACTGACCCTCATTGATCTTACGGAGTGTCTCTCTGATCTGACCAGCAGGTGCGAAGCTAGTAGAGAAGCCGATACCTACACGGCCCTGCTCGTCTGCCATCATTGTATCTGCTACACCATCAATAAGACCCCACTTGAGGTAAGTGAAGAACTGATTGTCAGTGCTCCATCCCAGTTTCTCAGCAATGTAGTCTGCACCACTAGCGAAGCCGAACCCTGCCGTACCGTACATTGGTACGAGAACAGCACCTAGCCTTGCACGTTCAGCCTTAGTGAACTCCTTGCCGTTAAACAAGGTCTCCATAGACCGCATGGTGTGTGACAACCATTGGGTAGGTAGACGCAAGGTTCCCTTCTGCCATGATGCGTTAGATACTGACGACATATGGAAGTTAAGAGCACTATCACGTTTAGCAATCTGCATACGAGCCTGCTCTGAGAGGATAGAGACACCGGGGTTCTTAGCCTTGAACTCTAAGATAGCAGTGTATGTGCCTGTGAGACGGGCCAGACGGTCACCCTCACGGAAAGGTATGAGACCAATGTCCATACCCTTAGATGCTGTCTTCTTAGTGTTAGCCCAAGCACTAGTCAATGCACTAGGTGTGTAGTCCTCACCTGCAAAGCCAGAGATACCACGACCATAACCAGTGTTAAGCTCTGCAATCTCAGTGTCTAAGTCAGCACGACCAGAAGTACGGACGTATTCCATGATTTCTTTCAGATCACCCTCTGACAGATCGTACCGACCAGCAAGTCTCTTAACACCTGCCTCTGTGAAGTCAGGGAAAGTGTGCAGACCTCTCATAAGGAGAGCAAGAGCTGCACCACGAGGACCGTGGGTAGGGGAGATAGCTGCGATAGAAGTAACATGGAAGGACTGAACAACAGTCTGCTTGATATTCAAGAACCCAAACTTAGTCATAAAGCCTACTTTAAGGCCTAGATTAGTTGGATCTCCGAAGTCAAGCTCTTTACCTGTGATGTTGTAGACGAACTTAGCAGCACTGTCACCAAGGTTACGCATGAAGATCTCGTCTTCACGTTTAACACTCATACGGCGACGATCAATGTTCCACACTTCCTTCATGCGGGTTACTTCTTTACCTGTCCCTGTGAACTTAGCATTCATGAACAAGTTAAAGTAATCATCAGAAGGTACGTTCTTAGGTAACTCAATACCTGACATAGCCTTAGCCTTCTTGACCCACCCTACCATAGCATTCATGGTGTAGGCTCTGTAGCTAAAGTCATTGATAGCACTGTTGATACCTGCTACAACATTAGCAGCAGGGTCATAGTTCGTAGTCTTACCACCACCGTAGTGAGGAAGTACCCGATCATTACGTCGCATGTCGTTCTCGATGAAGTCAGCAGTAGACATACCGTCGAACACATCATCATTACCATCAAAAGAACTGATAGAGACGTTACGTTCTTTCACTTGAATGTCAAGCTGAGTATCTAAGTCCCAGTTATTCTCACGAGCAAACAACTCCAAGTCCCCTCGGGTCTCGATGTCTGGGTTCCAAGAGTTGTTAGCCTTAATGATCTCGTCAATGTCCTCTGAACCACGAGCAGCCCGGATTGTATTGATCTCAGCAACAGACTTGAGAGCCTCTTCCTCTGTGAAAGAAGATAAGAATGTTTTGATACGGCCTTTGTCGTAGTCACCTGCAACAACAAACCACTTAGCGAATGGGTTAGTACGAGGACCACCAGCATTGTAACCAAGTACATCCGTAAAGTCTAAGGCGTCTATAGTTGAGGGACGTATAACGTACTCCACACCTTCATATGGTTTATCGAGACGCCATACCTCAGCATCAGGGTCAAGGTAATCTCTGAAGGTGAGTTGGTTATCAAAGATGTCCATGACACGAGCTTGCTCAGGGATGTTAGATGTAGTGCCGATCCGTTTAGCAGGTACTCTAAAACCATTAGGCAGCTTTACAGCACGGTAGCCCTTCTGGACATACCGTTGCATGATGTTAGAAGCCTGTAGGAGATAAGAAGCATCACTGATTTCTACAAGAGCATTGTAGGCCTCAACCACTTTAGGTGTAGCTTTCTTTCCTGTGAACTCTTCATACTTATTAGAGAAAGTAATGTCATCGTACCAGCCACGTTTAGCTGATTCGAGAGGATTGTCCCGTAGTCCACGAGTAATGAAGGCTAGTGCTGCACGGTCTGTGTTGTTAAGAGCTTCGATAGGCTTAGAAGCATCTTTAACAATCTTACCGAGAGAAGCAGCTGCACCCTCACCTAAGTTAGCAAGCTGTGTTGTACGTTCTAAGCCACGAGTAGCAGCTGAACCAAAGACACGACCAATAGGGTAAGTGAAGGAGTCGATAGCATTACGTAGAGCATTACGTTCTATCTTCATAGCACCGTCAAAGACATCTTCAACGCCGGGGATTTCTTTAAGGAGGCTAAGGTTCTCAGACTTCTGAACAACAAACCCCTTAAGTTCATCACCATCCATTACGGGAACAAGTTCACCCTGTAGGCGCTGGGCAGCAGCCTTAGCACCAGAGGAGGGATTACCCAGAGAGGTAGGCTTGTACGGCTGACCATCTGTAGACTTACCGAATTGCATAGTAACTTTGTAGTTGCCGAGTTCATCAGATACTTGAGCAGCCTTGTACACAGGGTTGTTGAAGGCTTGCTTCATACGAACACCTGCCTCAGCAGCAAGACGATTGATCTCTTCCTTAGGAAGTACACGACCTACAGCATTGCTCTCATAGACCTTCTTGAACTCTTGTACAACACGGTTCTCTTGGAGACGACGAGATACAGACCCCTCAGAGGGCAGAGCCTCGTCAAGGTGTGGGTTCAATGAGGCTGGGCCTACATCGGCTGTTACTTCAGGATCTAACCTACGGTTCAACACACCTTCAGCTGCATCTGCACCAGCCTCTAGACCTTGGTTAGAAGATACACGACCAGTGAGTGTCTTCTTCTTAGCAGTCTTGATAGCTAGTTTAGTACCAGCTTTAACTGTACTACCTAGGCCTGTTGCATCAAGCAGAGCAAACGCCTTAGTCAACCCTTTATCGAACGTACCACGAAAGCCATTGTTGTTGACAATTTCATTCAGTTGTCCTAGACGCCAAGAGCTATCTTCCCGTGGGCCTTTGCTCATGTAGTCTTCAGCAAAACCATCGAACCACTCACCGAACTCTTTAGGTGTCATCTTGATCTTGTTAGCAAGAACCTCAGTGCCCAGCGCTTCGAGTTCATCCTCTGACAGTAGTATCTTAGGGGATGTAACGAACTCGTGAAGAGCCATAGAACCGAAGTCAAGGATAGCATCAATAGCACCTGTCTCTTCTTGGTCTTGGTACTTCTCGATTACACTCTGAGCAATACGGTTGTTAGATGCAATACGGAGATCGGTAGGCTCTACGTTAGGGTCATTAAGACCTAAGGCTTGTTCGTAGAAGAACTGTTGAGAATCTAGAAAGTCAAGTTCTTTCTCGTAGTACTTATCAACATTCTTCTGGAACTGCTCAGGGTCTACATCTAAGTACTCAAGACGTTCCATAGCATAAGTCTGCAATGGGTTGTTCTGTTCTACAAAGTCTCTCTTTGCAACTACAACATCTGTGTGAGGATTACCTGTGGTTAGGAATACTTCGTCAAGTTCAGCATCTGTTTTTATAGAAGTGTCCTGCTCTTCTTCTGTCTGAAAGTCATCTAAGAACTGAGTGTTGTCAGACTCAATGAACGTGAGATCTTCGTTTTCCATTTAGGTCTTCCTCTTACGTATTATTATCGTGCAAAGCCACTACCGATGCTTGCGATATTTGTAGCCATACCGAAGTAGTTAGATGCCTGACTTGAGTACATACCTGCACGAGATAGTGCAACACCTTGCTGTGCCTGTAGGACATTTGCTTGACCGTAGAGACCTGCAATCTGTGAAGAAAGATCAGCCTCTTCTTGGCGTAGCATTGTGATGTTAGATGACAGACCTGACTGTTGCGAAGAGTAACCTAGTGCAGAAGCAAGGCTAGATCCGATAGAGGCTGCACCACCAGATACAGCAGAACTTTCACCAGCACCTGCGGCAGAGGCTACGTTAAGAGTACGAGCACGTTGGATCTGTGCTTCACGGATAGCCTGTCTACGGCTCCTACGTACAGCTAACTTCTCTTGTTCAGCTTGTGTAGCTATCTGTTCCTGTTGAACACCAATTCGTTCCTGCTCTACACCAGTAGCTTCTTGAGTTATGCCTGTGATCTGTTCTGTGTACGAGGCAGCTTCAGTTTGAGCAGCTTCAGCTTTCTTCATAGCCTTAACACCCATGCCTACACTAAGACCGACAGCAGCCCCTACGAGAGCGCCTGTCACAGATGTGGTGATTAGACCACCTGCAATAGCACCAATAGCAGTAAATACAGCCATATTACAATTCCTTTATGTAAGCGGTCTCGATTTGCTTGAAACCTTTTCGTTTGAATAGAACACCAGCACGACCATCTAGAACACAGTCAAGTGCAGATAACCTTGCGTAGTCACAGCCTAGACCCTTTGCCCATTCAACATAAGCATCAATCAACTTAGGGGCTGTCTTACCGTTTCTGTGTTCTGGATCTAACCACAACATCAACTCTTGAGTACATATTAAATCGTTAATAGGTAGCTCCATAGCTACAGCAGCAATAGCTCCTACGATCTCTTTGTTGTAACAGGCCACCTTAACTAAACCTACATCACTGTCGATTAGTTGTTGTAAGGAGTTAGCTACCTTATTAAGGTTCAGAGTATTCAAGGCTGGGTGGTTAGTCTCCTTAGAGAACTGTTTACCAGCAAGAGTAATGTCTAAGATGTCACTGTGGTTAGCGTCACGGATTGTGTAAGACATGAAGTCTCCTAGTTAGAATTTACTATTTACTCCACCTAGGACTGAGAAGCCTAGAAGAATAAAGTCTTTACCCTGTTCACTCTCGAACTTAAGACGCATTGATCGTCCCTTGCCACGTAGTTTCATACGAGTAACGATTACTGACTCAGGGTGGTTAAAGTCTAGAAGGTTGCTAGAGTTTACGACTGGCATACGCTTGAAGCGATAGGCCTGTTGAGGAGTGCTAGAGGAAGTACTACGGAAGTCCCAGAAAGAACTAACAAGCATAGACGATGGGTTGTCTGGTTGGTAGCCTGTTTCTTCGTTACCTTCCCATGCAGTCTCTGTGAGGCGCATGTAGGTAGTCACATAGGGTGCAGTCTTCTGAAGTAACAGATCACCCATGAAGTCATAACCAGCCTCTGCGTATGAGCTGTAGTTCGTTGTACCCCAGTCTAGAAAGTCACCTCCACTGAAGGAACCCATAGTGATCTTGTTTGTAGCACCGTCTCTAATGATAGCAATGATAGCAGGAGATCCAGTAGATACGTTAGCAACCTGTTGTGAGATAACATCGTCACCCGTAGAGGTTACTACATCATCACCAGTAATGGTCACAACATCAAGAGCAGAGAGACTAGCACCGAAGCCTGAGTAGAACTCGAAGTCTATAACGCAGTCTGTGTTAACTCCTGCATCTTCGATACGCCAAGGGTAGAATGCTCTGAGTGCAGCATCAAGTACGAGTACATTATTAATCTTAGACTCAACATCCTCACCTTGATCGGGCCAAGCCCAGTAGGCTCTCTTGTTCACACTGTCAAAGGAAGTCTTTAGTTTAGACTTAGACTCGTTAGGGATAGCATCCCAGTAAGTCTGAATAGTAGTGAGTGTCAGGTTGCTCTCAACTGGACGACCACTAGCAGCATCGAAGTCTAGAGTATGGATACCGTTGCGGCTCCACCAGACAGGTGATCCATCTGCAACAATAAAGCTACTAGCATCTACGATACCTACGTCAGTAACCTTCTTAACAGCAAAGGCTGTAGGAGTGAAGACACCATCAATACCTTCGATACGCCACACACCGTTATCAGCAAAGATGTACAGGGAAGCATCAATAACGTAGAGAACCTTGATACCTACTGCACCAGCAATACGGATAGCACCACCGTCTGTGTCTAAGAGGTCACTGATATACTCAGAGGTAGGATCGTTCTGTTGTAGACATTCACCTAGTTTATCGAAGTCAGTTATGAGCTGGCTAAACAGAATGATGTCTGTGTTCTTAGCACTGTTCAGACCTGCGTAGAAGGCACGACCTGAGAAGTTAGCTACAGTAGAGAACCTGCTAGTCTCTACCTCAGTCGTAAGACCAGAGACACCTGAGACACTAGAACGGTTCTTGTTAAAGAAGTTTAGGATGTAGTGTCCGTTACCAGTAAGTGATGTACCAGTGTAGATCTTATCCCACTCAGCTGCATTGTAAGCACCTGTAGCATCTTTACCTGAGTACCAAGGGTGTGTCAGACGCTTTGTGAGGTCCGTAGGAGCACCATTACCTGTGTTCCAGCCTGTGTTCTGTGCATCGTACTTACGTTCATCAGGGGGGCTTGTATCGTCCTCTGCATAAGTAGAGGTGTCACCCTGCCAGTCGAAGTCACGAGTACGGAAATCAATCTGTGTAACTGTTATTGTTTCACCTACGTTGTCTCGTTCAATGTAGATAGGATTGATAGAGGAAGACACTACAAGAAGAGCACCCTTGAGGGATGTGAATGTACATTTAGCTTCTGAAGCACCTACACCACCTGAAGTCTCGTATGTAGCTAGGTTAACTGTGTGAGCTTCGAGGTTAGCTGAGAAGGGGGCCTCTGCTTTGTTGTAGAAGTAAAGGGTAGCACCGTTCTGAAAGACTAGGAACTCTAGGCCTGACTGACCACCTACGTTAGCCCACGTACCTGTGGTTGTGATAGCTGCATCTGATACAGTGAAGCTAGACAGTACGGAGTTAGTTTCTTTAGCGATACCCTTACGTCTACGGCGTGAACCATCACGACGAAGATCACAGTTTAGTTCATCTACAGAAGCATCAGCTGGAAACGTAAGTTCCCCTGCCTCAGTAACCAGACCTTTGATGAAAGTATTAACTACCCTTTGAGTTAGATTCTGTGGCATTTCGTTTCTTCCGCTCCTCAAAGTCCTTACCGAAAGCCTCACGTTTCACAGCTTTAGTAGGAGTCAATGTATTAAAGTATCTTTGGATAGCATCCTTGGCCCTTAGCAGAGAAGTGTACTTGCCACTTAGTTCCTTAGGTACTACGCCTTTCTCGACATGGACCTCAAAGAACTTATAACCGCCGGGTGTTTTCTTGACATGAATAGCTGTACTAGACTTCTCAGGACATCTTGCGGTTAAGAGCTGTTTGTCATTGTTAACACTAAATTCAACGTCTACCATATGTGGGCCTTTTGTTTGCTTGCTTGAGTCGGTGCATGTCGTTCTGAACGTATGACTTCTGCCTACGTGCAGCCTGTTCGATCTTCTGGTCTACACCATTCTTGAACAAGGAGAAACATGTTGACTTAGACTCAGCAATAAGGTAAGGGAACAATACTTCATCTATGTCAGGTGTGAAGTCATCGTTGATTGAGAATGTAGGGATCTTATGTCCGTAGCATCGTGTCTTAGAGGAGGTCAGTGTCTGGCTGATCGTGCTGTCGTAGGAGTCCATAACAACATGCTCGTCATCAAACAATGTGAAGTAAGATGGAGCCTTGTCGTTACGGATCAGGACAGGTACGTTACCGTTCACTGAGTTAACTGTAATGGTTGCATCACCTTCAGCATTCAAGCTCAGGAACTCGATAGGCTCCAAGTACTTTAGAGTGCGGAAGTCTGTGCCAGTAGAGGAGATGTTGTATTGTACAGTCTCAATCTTCTTAACGTCATCAGGGATACTGAAGTGTGTAGGACGACTACTGTTAGAGAGACTTGTTAATGTAAGAAGTTCTTGATGCTCAGGTACCATTCGTGTTGACACCATGTTAAAGTAAACATCACGAACTACAGAAGCAATCTGTTCAGCTTCAATGGAATCACTAATGCTGTTGACATCCTCAGAGTCCATGTCGGACAGGATGTTCTGGACTATCTGTAGGAGTGTACGTTTCATTAGGTGTGCTCCACTACGATGGATACAACACAGTCAACATGAGCCGTTGCTCCACCATCACCTTGTACTAAGATGTAGTCGTTGTCTGTAATTGTGTTATTTGCGGATGGGTTTAAGAAGTCTACATCACCAGTAGCTGATCCTGCCTGAGTGATAGTGACTGTACCCATAGTTGCTGCGGAGGAGTTCTTTACTGTGAGAACAACGTCTGCCCCAGTGATAGACCCTGCTAGTACAGTTGTAATTCGACTAACCGTACCACCAAAGGGAATTGGTACATACATGTCTGTTGGTTCTGAGATGTCGTGGATATGTAAGTTTACTACAGAACGCCTGTGATCTTTCCATGAGCCTGAGCCTGCGCCATCGGCTACATATACATCACCAGCTGTTGCTGTGGAAGCTCCCTTAGGCTCGTGGAGGTAGGGATCTGATAGTGCTGAATGGTTGACATTTGCCATTTAATATATTCTCCTAGAGCAAGGGTAGGGTGACCCCGAAGGATCACCCTTGTAGTATTATACAGCAGGGTTCGATACGATTGTAACGATACCTTCTGGACGGTACTTCTTAACACCGTAACGAGCAGTAGTTACATACTCGTGACGTTGGTAATCTTTGTTGTACTCGTAATCCACCTCAGGCATTTGACGCCATGCACCGACGAATGGGTTAGCACCCGCATCGGAAGAGAAGAACAAGTTAGCAACACCGTTGTTAGTGGAGAAGTCTTGGGCTGTTGTGCCATCGGCTTCGAGGAGTGCACCATCTGCAACAGTTGCCTTCAGGTAGTTAGATGTATATACATCGAAACCATAGACGTTTGCTACGAAGCGCATACCAGTTGCGATACCATCACGAACAATACCTTCCCACATTGGGTTGTTAGACACGTTAACCAAGTTGGTCAAGGTGTTCAACTGGTACTCAACGGATGGGTCAACGATAGCAACCATACCACGATCAGGAACATTAGACTTCTTAAGTGCGTAACGAGCAAA